CGTTTGCTTTTACGTTATTTGCTTCTACGACCGGGTTACCCCAATCCTAACGGTTTTCACATTACCGTGTTGCCTTCTTCGCTATCTCACCATGTCGAAGCCGATCATCCCCAACGAAGCATACTAAGTCCTATGTCCCAGACATCATTCCTATTATTTCAAGGGGACCGAGCTGGTTCTTCAATATGCTTCGGTGGAGATGCCGGGAATTGAACCCGGGTCCACAATGCCTTTACTAGAAAGGAGTTACAACAATTCTTTTTGACGGGCCCGTAAAAAACTACCCCCGTCTGATATTAAACTGAACTAGCTATGCCTGTACGCTTTACGGATAAAATTACTTATCCTCAAAGTAGTCCTTGCCAACTATCATAGCATATATTATAGCGCAGGCTATAACAAATGTCAATGCCCAAAATATAATCATGTTCCCCTTTGTTGCGGTCTTAGTAATGCCATTAGATGATATGTACCGGCGCCCGCATTAGATTTGTCTATGTTAGGATTCCATTTTGACCCAGCAGTTACTGAACTGCCGCTAGGGTTATTATTGTTTAGTGCTTTACCACTTTGATTGCCACCGCAAAATGTTAAGAATCCGTTTGAATAGGAATATACAAAATTTACATGGCTAGGAGTATGACCACGATCATAATCCCAAACAGCGATATCACCGGGTTGAGCCTGCATCCAACTAGAGCCACCTGTCTTAGCAGAGTAGAATATATTAGCACCCCATTTCTCAGGTTTAGTTAAGAAAGGTGCTACTGATAAATCTTGAGTGTACTTGTATCCGCAATTTTTTAAAACAAAGTTTACAAATGCGGCGCACCACGGAACTGAATCACTATTTGCCCATTGTAGTACATTAAGGTCTTTAAAGATTCCCATAATGTTTTGATTGCCACCTTGTCCTTGCGGTTGAGCTCCGCGAGTCCATTTTGATGCTTCTGGTAAAATTCTATCTAGGAACGCTTTGATTTCAGTTGCTTGAGCACCTAGTGGACTTGTATTAATTTCAGGAGCATCAGTGGGAGGGAGAGCAACGGTACCGTTAGTAGCAATTTGACTCCAGCTAGCAGATTGTGCCGCCTGTTGTGGAGTAGGAGTATTAGCAATAACTTCGGGACGACTAAAAACAAATACACTAGATATACTTCCACCATTGCCAGCAAATACATTCTGACTTCCTGGTCCTACGTGTCTACCTTGTGCTGTTACTGCGCCTTCAATGGCAATTTCTTTATTTTCAACAAATACAGTTACATTACTAGATACAACGACATCGCCCTTGTTAGGAGGTCCTTTCATCATACTGCCTTTGATAGCGGCAGTTTTATATTGATTAACTCCGGGAAGGGCATCTGAATTTACCCATACAGTCTTTGCGCCAGTTTCGATTAAACTTGCGGCCTTATCTTTGTTTACACGTCCTACTGAATAGTCCGACATTATTTTGTATTTCCAGAATCAAGAACACCGGCTTGAGTTGCCGCCTTAGTTGCGATATCTTGCGCATTACTAGGAGGATTACCTAATATTGCTGTTTTTAATCTATCAGAGTAGTTAGACAGTACACTAGTAAACGGCTCCAATGCGTCAGTAACAAACGATTGGAAATATTGGTTCATAACATTGGTCTGCAAAATAATAGCACCTTCTGCTTGGGATACTCCGTGTAGCGTTGTTCCGTCTTTAGCAGTCGTTTCTAATTGTTGTACAGTACTAGGCATAGTAGGATTTTCTCCCTGCACTGCTGTATAAAAATTATTGGTCTGTATAGTTGATGCCACCTGCATTGCCGCAATAGCATTTCGTTGTCCACTTTGTGCAGATATAGATAATATTGCCTTATTGTAAGTACTAACCAAATAATTCATAGTAGCAACAGTTTTCTTCAACTCTATTAATAGATCACCTAACGCGGCAACATCATTTCGAAATTGCTCTAACACCAAAGTTTGTTCAATTACTGCGGCACCATAAGTATCAGCGACAGTTAATGTAGCAGGAACTGGAGTGGTTGGATTTCCAGTCCATGTCATTGTTATAATGTCACCGTGTGCCATCTTATCCGATGTTACCGTTGTCAGCAGTACCTGCTTGACTGTTTAATTTAGTTGCGATATCTTGAGCGTTGCTTGGTGGATTAGGTTGAATTACTGCTAGATACTTACGTTTAATCCATTCGCCGACATCAGTAAAGCTCGGTAAGAATCCACCAATCCATGTTGTAAAGCTACCAATCATTACATTAATCTGATTTGTTATAGCACCTTCTGCTTGCGCAGTTTCCATAAGGACTGCGCTATCTTTAACCGCAGTAGTTAATTGTTCTTTAACAGTTGGCTCAACGGGAACAGGCTGATCTGTACGAGCCAACGCTTCCTTAGTTGCCTGTACCTGAAAGTTATTTGTCTTAATTTGGTTAGCGGCCTGCATGGCAATGATAGCATTAGTACCTGCGCTCATTGTTGCGATACTACCAATAGAAGTTTTAAGCGTGTTACATGCGTCTGATAACGCAGAAATTTCTTTCTTAAGATCGACCATGACACCCACGTTGTTGGCAACTACAGCCCGAAATCTTTCTAATTCTGCGGTCTGTAAAATAATAGCTGCCGCCGCATCATCTGTAACGGTTGCTGTTCCTGGTCCTGTTAATGTAACTACGGTTGGCATAATAATCTCCTATTATGCTTATTTAACCAGAGCAATTCCGGTGGTACCTTCTAAGTATTGATCAGCGGCTTCCTTCTTGCTAGCCACTACAAAAAACGTGTTTTTCTTAAGTAACACAATCTTGTCATCTTTGCCTAAGAAACACCACGGAATCATACCCAAGCCCTGTGCGCCCATTGTTAAGGCTAGCGGGCGAGCGATAGTTACTGATTCAGCATCTTCTTCTTCGAAACGTGCGATGAGTTCGTCACCGTTAATTAATTTAACACTTACTACATCTCCGTTGGAGAAACCTTTATTGATTAGCATATTTTTCCTTATTCGCTTATAAATTCATTAATCATTGGGAATACTTTAGCAATTACGCAGGCGCATTCCTTAGCAATTAGTTGATGTTCTTTTTGTGTACCATTAGCACTACGTAGTTCGATAAAATGTACCCAGCTACGTAAAGTACCGTTCATGTACAAACGACTTACTGTGTTACCTTCTGGCAATACCGCCCGAGCTTGTTCTTTAGCAATACCCTTGTCAATAGCTTCGCCGTAGGTTGCTGTTACAAGATCAATCACGGCCTGCTGTTTAGCTGTCCACCATGCTTGTAATGCTTCGTCTTCTGTTTCAATCGAGTTCTGACGATTCTTTGTATCTTGTAGTCGAGCATCGCGGATAACAAAGTTTAAGTCCTTTGTTGGATCAGCATATCGTTGACTAAACTCTTGAAAACTAAAACTACGATGACGTAAAATTTGACGAGCAATATCACGTGTTGTTTCAATTTCTAAACAGGCTGAAACCATTTCTAATGGACTCCAGTGTTGATGCTTAACAAGGTAACGAATTAGCTTGTCTGCTGTTTCAGTATTAAACTGATTAGCTGGATTGCTAACACGTGCGCAGTAAGCAATAAGTTCCTGCGCATCGTCGATTCCTAGACTAGCAAATTCTTCTGTAGGCTGGCTATAACTGAGTAATTTTACATTCATTTATTTTTCTTCTTTCTTTGGTAGTTGACATAATGCTTCTAATAATTTGTAATGCTCGTATGCTTTTTTGAGTGCTTCGAAATGTTCTAGTTTAGCCGGATCGGGTACAAGTATAGCAAGGCGTTTTTCAATTTCTGATAAACTTTTAGCAATATCTTTGCCGCCTACTATTAAATTGCCGTCGATGTTGCCATCACCAGAAACATTAAGACTTGCTTGGGTTGGATAAGCAGAAGTAGTTATGGAAGACCAAGCTGATCCTCCATTGACTATTTGACTGGTATAACTTGCCGGTACTGTAATTGTTCCTGCACTATAGCTACTAGCGGTTGAACCGATAGTAACGGTTGCGCCACTACTGTAACCGGGATTTAAGATCGTTGAAGCCACCGACATATTCCTCGTCTAAAAAGATTTGCGGTAGTGTTCTCGCATTTGGAACTGCTTCCAAAAGTTGCTCCTTGGTCCAGTCTTTCATTACGTTGCGTTCTTCGTATTCGATTCCTTTAGAATCTAACAATGCCTTTGCTTGAACGCAAAAAGGGCAGGCATCTTTACTCCATACAATAGCTTTCATAATTATAGTTCCGGTAATTCATCACGACTAACATTATCACTCATAACTCCAATGACATAGTTAGTGGATTCGTTTTCTTGTAATGCTGTTTGTTTCTTGTTAATATTCACGTGCTTGTTAAACCACGGAATAGGACTGCTCTTAGGATGTTCGCCTAAGTACTTGATACCAATTTCTTTCAAACGAGTAAATGCTGTATAATCAACAAAGTTTTTAAGGATATCTGCGTTCAAACCAATAACTGGACCTAACTTAAACAAGTAGTCTGCCCACTGTTTCTCTTCTTCAATCACTTCCATATACATAGAATATACTTCAGCTTCGCATTCTTGTTCGATAGAAATAAAATCTGGATCGTCTTTAATTACATTATTAATTAGCCACGCTGTCCACTCGGTGTGTAATAATTCGTCCTGTAAAATAAGACTAATGATATTACCATTACCGATGTAGATCTTGTTTTCAACCATTGCTAAACTTGTAGCGAATGATACCATGAAGCGTAAGGCTTCTAAAGCATAGCTAGCGTGTAGTGCCATCCAAATAGCTCGCTTATGATCGTGTAATACAATTTCTTCACCTAATTCTTTACGAATGTTAAGAACGTGTAGTTCTTCATAGTACTTGCCGACACTAGCGGCCATATTAATAATTTCTGCTGTGTCGTGAATCTTGTTAAACTCTTCCTTAGGAACACCGTAGACGTTACGAATAATGTGTGAATATGACTTACTATGAATTGATGTTTCAAAGAAACTCCATGTAAGTGCTAGTGCTTCTAATTCTGGAATAGAACTAACTGGACCAAATACTTGAAACGGAGCACGACCTTGAATTGAGTCTAATGCTGTTTGACGTAACAAATTGCTAGTGAAGATATGCTTAACAGCATCGCTAGCTTCCTTATGGTCAATCTTATCTTTAGTAAGACTAATTTCTTCTGGAACCCAAAAGAAACCTCGGGCTAGTTCTTCGTACTTTTGTATCTTTGGATACTTAACTTCTTCAAAACGTTGTACTGTAACTGGACCAGCTGGGTCCAAAAACATCTTGCGCTTTAGATAGTTTGTTGGCTTTCTAAAATCATACTGGGCTTTTGACATATTAATTTACCTAATTTTTTATTGTATCTTACAAATAAAACAAAACTTCTTAACTTAAAAACAAAACCAACTTGGTTACTGTTTAATGGATAGAAGTTAAATCCTGGGCGAATGATTTCGCCTTCTTCTCTAATGTATATCATAACTTACATGCTTCGCAATCGTCATCTTCGTATATAGTTATTGGCTCACTACTTATAACAGGCATCGACTGAGTTCCAGTTACTGATACTTTTGCTCCAACTTTGTTAATCAAGCTGTAGTAGATAGTTTTCAATCCCCACTTGTAGGCTAACATTAAGTTCTTGGCAATTAATGTTCCAGGAACTTTGCCTCCTTCAAAGAACGCAGGGTTATAAAATGTATTTGTACTTAGGCTTTGGTCAACATATACTGCTAGTACTGCCGCAGTCTTTAAGTAGTCTACGCAGTCTAATTGTTCCCACATCATTTGATACTTGTTTTTTAAACGACGATACTCTGGTACAACCTGTACAAATGATCCTGCTTTTGATTCTTTAACTGAAATCATTTCCATTGGCATTTCAATACCGTTAGTACTGTTAAGTACAACAGAGCTTGATTCAACTGGTGCTACTGCCATTAGTGTAGCATTTCTAATACCAAATTGCAACAGTCTAGCACGTAGTCCTTCCCAATCTAAATTAGCACTAGGAGTAAAGTCAGTTAATTCATTGCTACCAACAGCACGGCGTTCCCAAGGAAATACTCCCTTACCGTAATAAGTGTACTGACTACGTCCGCATGGGCCCTTTTCTTGAGCAAGCTCGACACTAGTTTCAGTAAGGAAGTATGCTTGATGTTCCATCCACTTTTTAACTTCAGCAAGTGCCTCTGGAGTTCCGTACTTAAATCCTTTACGAGCATGCCAGTATGCTAGGTTAGTAATACCAACACCTAGTGGTTCAAAATCTGTGTTTGCTAGTTTGCTTTGGATTGATAAGAAGTCTTGATAGCTTAATAAGTTACTTAGACTACGTACTAGTACACGACATGCCTTACGCATATCTGCTGGGTTACGGAAAGCACCCCAATTTATTGAACCCAGCGTACATAGGGCAATACGTCCCTCTGGATCTTCTATACGCTGGAAAGGCCTCGTGGGCAATAGGATTTCTTGGCACAAATTACTTTGGTAGATAGGATCTACAGTAGTATCAAACGGCCCTTGGTTAATAACATTATCAATGTTTACTAGATATATGCGGCCAGTATCAGTTCTTTCTTTTAGAATACCATTTTTAAAGATATCTTCTGCTGATACAACTTTCTTTTTAGTAGTTTTATCTGCTTCGTATTTTAAATAGAGCTTTTCAAACTCAGCACTATTACGATAGTATGCTTGATACAAGTCTGGAACTTCATGCGGATCAAATAATGTAATGTTTTCATTGTTACGATAACGATTCCAAAACATCTTATTAACAACAACTGAATAATCCATTTGACGAACACGATTTTCTTCAGTACCTTGATTGTTCTTTAGTACAATAAAATCTTCAAACTGCGCATGCCACACAGGCATTGTAACGGTACATGACGCATTACGAATACCGCCTTGTGAACAACTACGTAAGTCAGCGAACCATTTCTTTAGGAATGGGATTAGACCTGTATGTTTAATTTCACCATTACGGATAGGAGCACCAACTGGACGAATACGACCAATCTCTAATCCAATGCCAGCACGTTTGCTAGCATACTTTGCCATCATCTCGCCTGCGGCGAATATTGAATCCAAAGTGTCATCGCTAGAAATGAGAACACAACTGCTAAACTGTTTAGTTGGAGTGCCCAAGCCAGCAAGGACAGGAGTTGCAAGAGTAAAGTGGCCATCGCTGGCACATTCATAGTATTCTTTAACATATTTTAATCTTTTCTCTTTAGGTTCGTTATGAAAAGCAGTAGCTGCCGCGATAGCGTAACGTATCTGAGGGGTTTCATAAATTTGTCCAGTAGCACGATTCTGTACTAGATATTTTTCTGCTAGTTGAGCAATAGCCGCATAGGTGTAGCTTTCGTCTTTTGAATGATCTAAGAATAAGTCAATAATCTTCCATTCATCTTCAGTGTACCAATCTAATAACTCACTAGTGTACATTCCTACTTCTACGTTTTTCTTTACAATGTCGTATATCGCAGGAGGATCATACTCGCCATACACTTCTTTACGTAGCATAGATACCTTTTGGCGGCCAGCAACGTATTGATAGTTTACATTATTGATTTCTGGATTTTCTGTTTCGTCAATTAAGTCTACCATTGCTTTTAATAGTAGTTCATCAATTGTTTCGGTTGTCATACCGTCGTGTAATTCTAACTGCGCTTTAATTTCAATCATCGATGGACTCACTCCATCAATTCCTCTACAACCATATGCTACCTGTCTCTGTATCTTACTAATGTCTAGAGGTACTCGTTCCCCACTACGTTTGACAACTGTGATCATTCTTCACCTATTTTTATTATATTTTGTACTGCGTTAATGCTTTTTGACTTAGATTGATATTTACCTTGGGCGTTTCAATGGCACGATATTTTCAACCCTGTATAAACTAGGTACAGAATTAAATGGTACAACCTCGTGATCTTTAAAATTTAATGCCCATGTGTTATCTATGTTTAATACATTATACACTCGGTTAGCTGTTTCGTCAACGAGTGTATGTATTGCTAATTGATTTGTTTCAAATCGTTTGGTTAACAACAACGACCATCCCATCATTAATGACAAGGTAAAATCGTCGTATTTGTTGTAGTCTATGATTTCCCAAGGTGTAGGCCAATTTCCATCATAGTATGGATCTATTCTATTGTTGTAAGGTATCCTGGGAGCAGGATCCCAAAATGTGATTACGTCATCTAAAGGCTGGTCAGAAATCTCTAAAGAATTTCTAAACTCAAACCAAAGATGAAGTCTTTGATCTGTTTCAGTGTTGAACATTAATACAGTGACGTTATTTGATAAGTTAAATCGGTTGTTACACTACCAACTGGGTTTGTTACTAATACTGATAAGGCATTAGTGCTAGTATTTAAAGTTGCTGAAAACTCTAGGTCACCGACTAAGGTAGTTGCTCCAGACCATTGGAAACTATCAAGTACTGTAGCTGTATTTGCTCCAGCTAACACTTGTAATTGTCCAACACGAGTAACACCTAACGTAGGCTGACTAGCATTGTAGTTGATAATAATCTGTGTATCTGTAATTGGTTTTGCTACTGTTAATAATCCAGCTGGAATATTGCTAGCAATTAATGTCTGCTGGATAGGAGCAGTATTTGAAATGTATATTGTTCCGCTAATCGCAGGAAGCATTGGACTTGGACTGCCAGAAAAGTTTGCGGATTCTCTACTAAACAAATCAGATACTGATTTATTTCCACCTGGTCCAAAGAATATAACTTCAGTAGATTGTACTTGATCTAAATTTAAACTATTTGAATTTCCGCAGTTGTTGTATATGTTTGATACGCTAGATACTCGACTGTCGACTACTGTAAAGTTAACATACACCGCTTGACGTTTAATCTGTTCAAAACGGTTAGATGAGATGTTTACGATCGAAGGACCTTTTAACTGACTTGATAACGGACCACCGCTAAGGAAAATACCTTGATTTAAATTAAAGAAACTAGTATGCTCGATGTTGATATTACTTACATCGTAATCACAAAAAATACCAAACGATAAATTTGTAAACTTACAATTTTTAATAGTTAAATTCTTAGTTGTTGTTGCGCCTTGCCCACGAATATATAATCCCGGCTGTATGTCGTTAGTTGGATCTGCGGCCATGCCCATAAAGCCAACATCGTCAAGTGTTGAGTCTAATGCGCAGTCAATATTAACAAGTCCTAATGTTCCACCTTGTAAAGTAGAATTTAAATAACGAACAGTCATTCCGGACATTCGAATATTAGTAGGTTGTGTTGTACTTTGAATTGCTGGAATTACTACCTTATGGGAAGGAGTACTTGATCCACCAACTGTTTGGAATATTGGAACACTAGCTGATGATTGAACAACAAAGGTACTTGAACTACCTTCGCCTGATATACTTGCAAATGGCGGAATATAAATGGTTCCAGTAACTAAGTACGTACCTGCTGGAAATTTTAATGTTCTGCGGCTACGTGGATCGTTTTGGTCTACATTTAGGTATAGTTGATCAATAGCACTTTGTAGTGCCTTGGTATCATCAGCAACTCCGTCACCTACAGCACCAAAGTCTGCTAGGCTAACGTAGTCGTCTAATTTGTCTTGTAATGAACGTTGTACTGAATAGTTAGTACCTGTACCTGCTAGTAGAGTTTCTACGCTTGGGCTGTTACCCTGATAGGTATATGTACCGGCTAATTGAAAAATGTTGTTAAAATCACGTTCGGTTAATACACGAACAGGAGGATAAGCACTCGGGGATCCTTCGCTAACTGCACCTGGTCCAATGTATAAATTTTGGGTATCAATTGCCCAAGCAAATTCGCCAGAACTTAGGTACGGAATACCTGTTTGATTTTCTAATCCTCTACGAACCTGAATTTTTGAGATTTGGACTACGGCCATGAATATATCCTCTTTGTAAGGATATTTATCAGGATTTAAACTTAAACGGGACCTGCTATAAAATCTAAGTTAACGCCCTCACGCTTTTCGTTAGGAATACACAGCATATTCTGCCCATCTACAGCTAGATAGTGGAAACTGTAGTTCCCTAAAGGTTCTAAAATAGCCTTAATTTCCTGTTGGTTGTACTTGCTTACGCAATCGTAGTACTCAATCCACATCCAAGGACGGTATTTTTTAATAGTCTCTAATCCACCACGTAATGCGCCAGGCTCGTACCCTTCGATATCTAGTTTTAAGAAGTCTAATCTAGGCAAATTAAAGGAATCAATGTTAGTCATTAATACAGTATTGTAATTAAGGTAATCTAACGTATCGGTTGAGCCTGTTACAGATACAGAGCCAAAGTCCTGTGTTTGTCCATAATTTACTTCAGGCATATTAACAAATCCGCGACTTTCGCCTAATGCTAGATTATATAAGAATACATTATATAGATCGTTAAGTGCTACTGTACCTGCTAGAGCATAAAATATCCTGCGCTGTGCTTCAATTGATATAATCTTTGCGTTGGTATTTTTAAGTTTAGTAGCAATAGGAATAGTAATAGTACCAATGTTTGTTCCACCATCCATGATAACAGCATTATCTGGCAACGTATCGATAATCTTAAACATGTGTTGGACTTCTGATTGGTAGCTAGACTGTAACGATGTGTTTAGCACATTCTGCTGATAGCCAGGTTGACTAGTGTTTACAATCCACTTGCCGTATAAAGAGTCGTATGCTTCAAAGTTATTCATTAGATCTCCAAGTACGGGCCGTCTGGGTATGGATGTCCGCCATCTGCTTCTACACCGTAGTTTGCGTGTACAAATAACTTTTCTATTGAATTATCTTCAATGCCCATTTTATCAAATTCTTCTTTAACTACAAAGAACGCATTAGCACCTTGGCTATCGCACCCTACTAATTCGTAGCCCTTTTCCTTGCCCAAGTTTACTAGACTTTGTAAACTTGATCCAAACCATCGTGATCGATTCCATACGTTTGTGGGATTATAAGGTTGTACTGCTAGTGTAGGAGGAACTTGAATTCCGTTGTATTCAATAAACAATACTCGCGGACGATAGGTTAGTGATTTCCAAATCCAATAATCCATGCCATCTACATCAATGCTAAGAAAGTCTAGATCCTGTGGAACATTGCCTTGCGCAAATATTTGATTGATATTTTCTGCTGTAATAAAACTCTTAATAACTGTTACAGGAAAGCCCATACAGTTAAACACAATTTGATTGTACTGATGTTCTTCACACTCAATGTACATTCCAGTCCACCCTTGATTTCTTATCAATTTAGTGGTGTTATCGTCGAGGGCATTGTAAGTACCAAACTCTACGCAAAATTTATTAGTAGTGCCAATTTTACTAAAAATATCAACAATTACAGGTGCTAATACACTCATTTCTATGCCTTTATGTATAATAAATCAAACCAAAACTCTTTCGGTGGGTTAGGTACTTCCGGTGGTTGGTCTGAGCTTGTTTGTTTACAGTACGCTATTTTAAATCCACGTTCTGTTAGGAAGTTGTTGATATCATCAAATGTCGGGCCGCCTAAGTAGCAACTATGATATTGAGTCTCTAATGCTATTAATTTAACATTATCAATCTTAGTACCTAAGCCAATAAGAGCCTTTAATTCTGCGCCCTGTATGTCCATGAAGATAGCATCTGGATTAATATCAAAGCTGTCTAACCTGTCAATATCTACTTCTACAGTATATTGAATATCATTACCTGCGGCTAATACTTCGGGCGGCTGTATTTGTTCGTTCATATCAAACTTAAAAATACTGCTTGCGCCAATGTTTCTATACTTGTCTAAGTTAACAGCGTGAAACTCAATCTTGCCAGTAGTATCGCCAATTGCTACAGGATATAATGTAATGTCGGATCTGTCTTTGATATGCTCTAGACAAAATTCTACAGCTGAAGGATTTGCTTCAAACGCATGTACAGGACATTTAAAAAAGTTAGCTAAGTGTATGCTGTCGTAACAATCACGTGCGCCAAGTTCTACTACGCAGGATATACCTTGATATAGACTAGGATCAATTTTTGATAGCAACTCAATGTAAGCACCGTCGTACATCCAGTGACTAATATCAGGGGCTATTCCGGCTTTAAGATGATCTAACATATTATTGTGTTAATAATTGTTTATAGCCCTGCATACCTAAAGTGTAGTATTCTTCTACTTTAGCAAGCCATAGATCTTGATACTTGTTAAAGTCTTTAGGCTCTAGAGTAAACTGCTGGTATTGGAAATCTCGCGAACACATAAAGATAACACCTTTCTTGATGTCTGTTTTATATACTTCGTTGTGCGCTAAGATATATGCCATAAGCTGTAAGTAGTAATCTTCTACCCACTCTGCTTTCTTTGGCTTGTTAGTTTGTTTGTGATCCATTACTGCTGGTTCACCTTCGTGTACACCTACTAAGTCTGTTGTACCTGAATACAATCCTGGGAAGTACAAGCTCTGTTCCATTGCCCATACTTCATTTACTTTAGACAAGCCGTTTTCAATAATAACATCGGCCATCTTGTTTGCTTGTACGTGTACAGCATTGTTGCCTGGCTGTCGTTCCATACCGCATAAGAAGCGTTCTAAGTTAGCATGCATCGCAGTACCTACGCCTGCGGCTTCTGTTGTAATCTGTTGCGCCTTATCGTGTCCAATACGATTCTTCCATTCATTCAAATGGGTCATATCTTTTGTAGCACTTAGGATTGTTGTTACTGACGGAAGTTTTTCGCCATCTGGTGTAAGATATACACGCTTGCGAGTTACAGTATCATTAATTTGTTTACAGCCTTGATATTGAAAACGTTCGACGAATGGTGGAGGTGTTATTATTGTTGTAGTCATATAACAGTAATTATACAACCTTACTACTGAGATTACAAGTCTTTGGATACCACATTATGAGCCATTTGATCAACGGATTTACCGGCATTCTTATTCGGTGTTAGTTGTTGTTCTGGCTTTTCTTCTTGAGCGTCTGTAGCTAGTGTTACACCTTCGTTATCAAAATCACTAATAAGATCCTTAAAACGTTCTGGATCTTGATCGTGTATTGCGCTAACTAGTTTGTAATTAACTTCGCCATAGCCCATTGGGTTTAGTAACGAAGATAGACGTTCATAGTCTATTGTTACTGGTTCATGGAAAGTGTTGGCACGGCCGATTAAATTTCTTAGAACAGTTTCTAAGTCATCGGCCGCGTCCGAGGCGCTGTCTCCTGAGAACTCAAAGAGTCTCATTAGGCACCTAATATTTTCATCAAGCGGTTACCGCGCTCGATTGATTCACGCTTAATGCGTCCTGTTGTTTCTGGTCCACCTGCGGCAGCATCAGCACCAGCAAAGTCATCGCCCATATCAGCACTTTGATCTTCGATACCTGGCTCTTCTATTCCTGCTTGCGCATCTGGATCAACACTCATGTCGCCGTCGGAACCCATTGGCTCTTGCGCAGGAGCTTCACCAGCTAATACAGCAACTGAGTTGCTAATTGCTTCACGTGAACCTGTTAGAGCTTCTAACGATTGTCCTAATGCTCCACCAACTTCATCCTTAAAGCGTTGCGCTTCTGCATCACCAAAGTGAGCACGGATTTGGTCAGCTAATTCAATCATTGACTTAGTCTGGTATGTAGCAATACGTTGCATCCAGCTTGTAAAGTCATTAACCATATCAAGACCAGCTGTAATTGTTTTTGCTTTACCTTCTTCATCTTCAGTAATGAAATAAGCAATACTTTCAGCAATGATACTTTCGTTAGTTTTCTTTTTACTAATTGCTTTACCAACTGCGGCACGACGATTTTTTAAATACTTGTCTGTCTTGTCTTTCTTGCGATCGTTGTTAACATCGTCATCTTCCTGACCTACTGGATCAAGAGCTTCTGTTTTTGCTTTCTTCTTAGTAAGGTCATTTTTACCTTTACCATCTGCGGCGAATGCAGGAACACTCTTACCGTTAACTTTCTTCATTGGTAGTTTTCCTTCTTCAACAGATTCCATTGTACCAGCAATACCGCCGCCAACTGATCCACCAATTGAAGCACCGGCACCTACACCAACTCCGCCCATGCTACCACTTTCTTGTACTGGATATGCTTGACCTTTATTGATTCCACCGTGTGTATGGAAACATTCGCCCATACCACCGTGTGTAATCTTGCCACCACATGCTTCGCAAGCATCGCGGTGATGTTGAGCCATTTCTAAATTGCCCATCTTGTGATGCTTCATGTATTCTACTGCGTGATGGTGAGCCATCTCAGCCGCACTAGCTTTACCTTCTTTAACTTTCTTTGGAAGACCTTTATGTTTTGTACCAGCAAACTTTTCTAGTTCCTTAGTACTCATCTTGGACATCTCAGCACTTGCTGAACCCTTCTTAGCACCTTTGCCAGAACGCTTTGCGGCCAATGCGGCACCAGCGGCTTGCTGTTGAGCTTTGCTCACAGCACGTTCCATAACATTAATACTTTCACCAAGCATTTCTTTAATCTTAGTGTTTAGAAGATCAAGCATATACTTGTCTTTCTGATATGACTCATTGCTTAATAAAGCATTGAAGTTAGAACCCACTTCTTCTTGATGTACTTTTGTACGTAGAAGATTGCGGTAATTTTCTAACTGGGGACGGTCATATTTGTCGAAGTTAATCTTAACTCCGAACTTCTTAAACATACTCTCGTTTAGAGCATGTGCTGTAATTGGTGCTGTAAAATCGTTGGTTCTCATCGAGGTTTCCCTAAAATAATTTAGTAATGTTATTTATGCACGTGATATTCTTTTGTCAAGACTTTAAGCGGCTGTATTGACTTAAAATACTACGTTTATATTCTTCTTTTTGCGTTTTTGCTATGCTAGCCCTGGTAAAACACCAATCTGCCTTGTCATAGTCCTTGTTTTTAACGCTTGTATTGGCTGATTTTATAAAAATCTCTTCATCGAAGGATTTCCAACCATACCATTGATCTTGTTTAACAATATCATCAATTACTTTATTGCCTAATGCTAATTTATTAGCGGCTACTATTGCTGTTTGTGCTAGATTAATGTGTTCTACAACTACTCGGCCTTTTGGACCAACAATTGAGTATTCACCGTCTGCTCTAATTACACTATATTCGTCAAAGCTAATAGACCCATCCTTATGCTTGATAGGAACTACAATACCTTTCTTTCGCAGATCAGCTTTAACGCTGTTAGCGAGTACTTGTACTTTATTAACTAAGTTCTTTTGGACTTTGGGCATGTTGTAAATGTAATGACTGGTTGTCTTTACTTATTGAATAAATGCCCTTGCGAACAAGGTTCCGAGCGATAATAATTTCGCGTTCTGCTAAGGCTCGTAATTTGATTTCATCGGGACGATTCTTTACAAAATCATATTCTTCGTTAGTAAGAAAAATTGACGGAGTGTCTACTAAATGATGAATACGCATATTATACTCTACTTTGCGGCATACCAGCTATGTTAGCTGTTGGATTGTTTTTTTGTTGATTATTTTGTTGTTGCTGTTGATTTGATTTAGCAACCATCATGTTTAATGCGTCTGAGCCTAAAGTAAAAGGCATTGCGCCTGGCTTCTTAGGTTCTAGGATTACTCCAGTTTGATCAATCTTCATAATCTTAGCTTTCTGATTCATACCAAGATCTATTTGACCACCAACTTTTAAATTTAATGATTTTGCGATGTCGTTTACATGCGGAACAACACCGCCTTTAACTGTGTTCGGAGGCATTGCTCCTTGTGTACTACCATACATTCCTAATCCAGTATTTTGTTGAATACCTGCGGATGTGTTGTTTAATCCTAGTGCTTTTGCCCCAGCGGCTGCAGCCATTGAACCTAAGTTCTTGGCCATACTTTTATCTGGATTCATGCCCATGTTATACTTGAACGTCTGGCCGATACCCATTTTATCAGTAGTAGCAACTTCAAAAAGCTCTAAGATTTTCATTTTAATGTTTTGTTAAAAGTACAATTAATACGCTGATAACACCAGTAACTACTGTACCAGCAGTTCCAATTAGAACCTTAGTCATGCTAGATTGGCTTGACTCAACTAAGTCTGCTAATTTGCTAACTTTGCTTTCAATAGAGCCTAATCGAGTCTCAAGTTGACTGTAACGTATTGCGCATAATTCGACGTGCGCTTCTAAACTTTCTTTTTCAATGTCCGTGGTGGCCATTTTATATTTCTCCTAATAAGTTTTCTTCTATGTTATTGGATGCCTAAAATGTGCCTAAATGATTTTTATTGTAGTGTTGCGACTGTCAAAACTTTTTAAGTCAAAAACTGCCGTATCAATATTTATCGTTTCGAGTAGGTTTTTAATAATTGGTACATTGTGTAAATCTTCAGTTAATAGGAATAACGGGTCTCCATCTTCCATATAACTGTCGTCACGTTCAGTAGTAAACTCAAATGTCCATACACGTAATTTACCCGTGTATTTTTCGCCAAATCCGTAGTCGTCTATTAGGCGTTCTTCGACTACTGGATTGTGTTCAAATGATATCAATGCTCTAAGACCGATTGACTGTAGTAACGTAGTCCAATTACGATATTGATTTGCTTCAACAGGATCACCTTGTCCTGGGCGTTTTACGTTTGAACATGTTATGTCAACGAGGGTAGTTAGGCGTATTCTCTGCATAGTTAATTATAGCGATATTTAAGCCAAAGAAAAAGGGCGCCTTAATAAAAAGGACACCCTTTGGATTTTAATTAAACTAAAAAATTAGCTTAATGAAGCACCTGTAAAGCCTGTGTATGTAGCAACTGCGAAGTCGCTAGCAACTGCGGCACCACCAGTAACGCTTGCTAAAGCTGCCTTTAGAGCGCCAAAACCAGTAGTAGCACCACCTTGACCACCAGCGCCATCGCCTTGGTTTACTGAACCAGCGTCATAAGCAATAACAACTGTAGAGCTTGAATTTGCGTTTGCTGGGATACCGTACATAATTACTGAACCAACTGTTTCTGCGGCACGAACTAATTGATCGAACTCGCTGTCAACTGCTGATGTACCATCTGCTGGGTTGTAACCTGTTGTAAAATCATACTTTGATGTTAAAGTTTGGATTGTTACAAATAGCGGTTGATAACCACTGAAAAAACTTGATTTAGTACCTGTTACGTTTAATGATGCACCTGTTTGTGCTGTACCGTGTACACGTGTGATTCCTGCTGACATAATATTCTCCTTTTCTCGATATGTCTAACGTCCCTACTCTGGGACATTGGTAAAATTATTTAGTCGATTTAGGAAAAACCGTGTCAAACAGGGGGATTTTGAGCGGTATTTGGTTGCTTCTTAGCGGCAATTGCTTGCTTAAAGTCAGGAGTAGTAACTTTTACTGGTGCTTGCCCGTCTCTGTATAGGATAAGACCTTCTATTTCCTTACCTAATCTGCCTTTACCAGCAATATCAGGATGTTGGATGATAAATGCTCCTAGCTGATCTTTAACTGTTTGTACTAGAGCTTTTAGTTCTGACTTAGCGCCAGCATCTGCTCTTGTTCTGCTGGTTATTGTAGAAATGAACTTATCGTCCACAAGTGTTAACAGTGGATCAATAATAGCAGTAGCATCAATTTCTTTATGATAGCCTAATCTGTTATCAATAAAGCGGATACCGTTTTCTTCTTTAGTGCTTACTAGCATCTGTTTAATTTTATCACTGTCTGGGTGAGGTTCGCTAGTTGATGCTATTTCGCAATACAATGGTACAATACTCATCTTAGCACCTAGTACTGCTTTGTCGTAACTTACGGTAACAAACTTAAGACCCTTTTCAGTTTCTTCAGCCATTGGATTATATAAAATCTCGCAAGCAACTTTAGTGTTGTTAGGTACCTTCTTAGCGAACTGGCTGGTTGTTACTAGATTAAAAATTTCATCATAGTGATGCGCACGTTCTAAGTTCTCACCTTCAAAGCCGCGACTCTTAGCGTGTGCGGCAAACATACCACCTGTAAAGATAGGACCACTGCGTGAGCTTTCGAAGAATACTCTGCCGTTAGCATCTTTACCAAAGCGAGCTCCTAGGCCGTCGATCTTTAATGTCATCTTAACATTACTAAGTTTGCCACCTAATTCATCTTTGACATTGCGAATAAAGTCGATAAACTCAACATCTTTCATTTTTTGTAAATGCTGTACACCCTGACGTGGACTAGCTTTTACGTCTTCAGTAACTGATGCTTTTACTTTGTATTTGGTATAGAATCCATTTCGTAGATTATCTACGTCAGCCTTGTTATAATTAACGCCCAGCCCTTTTACTAATGTGTTAAGCGCAACTTCTTTTTCAGCACGGTCTGACTCTGGGTCACCTTTATACAATGCTTGCGCCGCTGGACCATACAGAGTTTGTATAAACCCTTTTAGTAGTTTTTGTTTAGCGGCATCATCTAGATATTTGTTTGCTAACTGTATGCCACCAGTAAATGATCCAAGTAATTTCTTTTCTTGTTCATCTGGAGCCTTGTTAAAAATCATTTCAAACATACCCGAGATATTATTTACATAATCACTATCGCTAGTTGCTAACTCAGTAAACACTGGTAGCCCGTCAACTTGACGCTGTTCACCCGTTTCTGGATCGATGACTGGCTTGTACTTTTCACGCATGCCACCGCCGCCCCCACCACCTGATGCCGCAAAGCCGACATCAGTACTAAGCACTTTTTTCAACTTGCCGCTCTTCATTTGAATAATACGCTCACGGAGAGTATTAGTAGTAAATGCTCGCATTAGGTATTTGTGGAATACGCCCTTAACACCTGCTTGTAGATCTTCCCAAGAACTAGAGTGCGCAAATCTGCTCCATTCAGTTGGAGTGCCTTTGGCATACTGTACAAGTTCAAAGTCTATTTGAATTTTAATAGGAGGATTAGGAAAATCCCAAAGTGAAATATATTGTTCACCGCTGGGTTTAAACCCAATAAGTGTAGCAGGACCAACTTGTTTGCCCTGGATTGATTGTAAGAACTTTGCTACATTATCTTTTTGAGTAATATCAACTTGCGTATCGATATCCCCCACCATAGGTTTAACTTTAACAAACTCAGTATGCGGAATAGCTTGATTAAAAAAATGATAACTTGAACCACTTAAGAATTCACGACTTTTAATTAGCTCAGGACTCCATAAGGGCTGTTTAAATTGTTTGAAGTATGCGTTATTGATTGCTTGTAATGTAGCATCAATAGTTGGGAGAATCTTTTCTCTGGAAATTTGTGTAAGGTCGATACGCTGTGCTTGTTGGCCACCTATATCAACGTTGCCACCTTCACTAAGGAATAAATCAATGGCTCGCATTAATCCTCGTCCTTAAGATTACCTTCGATAATTTTTAGTGTACTTGCTGTTTCTTTACTATCACGTAGTTTACGGATACCACGTGTAAATTTGGCAGGATCTGCACCTTTAATTGAATTAAGAAATCTACGTTCTAGTTCGTAGGCTTGTTCCGGATTGAAGTTTTCGCGAATTAAATGTAATAAGTTAATTGCGCTGTCAATGATATGTTGAGCACGACTTTCAATTACGTTGTCAGCATCTTTGCGGACTGCGATATCATTTAGTTCTTCTAGTAAGCTACGGGTATGGCGTTTCACGTCATTTCCTTTTGTTATTATGATATTTAGCGGCAACTGTAGTCTATTATATATTAATGTTTGGCAAAATACAACGTTGATTTTAATCTAGCTGTAATATATACTACACTAAATACTCAGTAGAAACCATGAGTTCTACACACATTTTACACAGAGGAAATATAAATGTTAGATTCAATCAAAACTTGGGCCAAAAGCCTGGAAAATTCATTCAGTAAGCCACAAACTTACGGTTCAGCACTAGAACACTATATTGTAACAAACGACCCAAAAGACGCAGGCGATGTTGATCGGTTAACTCGCGAATTTGAAACAAAGAAAAACGACTTCATGTGGTTAAGAGGTTTTTAAAATGAAACAATTTTTTAAAGACTTTTGGGAAGCATTTAAGCAGGTTCAAGAAATCAGAGCTCAAGCTATTGCTAACGGGCACCACTGGTATTAAACAATGCTTACAACAGTTCGCCGTGTACTGCCACATGAATATGGCAAATACCGCACACATCTTAAGGCCCTGGATGCCGATAGTAAGATACTTAGGTTTGCTAACCCACTCAGCAACGACGTTATTGACAAACTTTGCGATGGTTTTGAAGCCCGTCCTGATAAACACGTTCTCTTTGCTATCGAAGATAGTAATTTAGAGTTTGTAGCTATTGGACATATTGCCTTAGAAGGCGAGATGGAATTAGCGTTTAGTGTACTTAAAGAATATCAAGGACAAGGCATGGGCAACAAACTAATGCATCGTTGTATCCAATACTGCCGTACACACAACATCCTTAAAGGATGTATGGTATGTTTAAGCACAAATAGTAAGATCAAGCATTTATGCTCTAAGTACGGTATTACAATGGAGAATGACCACGGGGAAACGCTAGCAGACATAGAACTTGCCATGCCAACTCCGAGTACATTTATTAATGAAGCAACAGATAGTAATTTAGCAGTCATGGATTACTGGAGCAAACGTTTCACCAAACCATTTGCTTTGTTAAAGTGATATCTGTATAATAAATAAAGTAGACAACATAATGTTGTCAACACACAAACATTAACACACAGGAGAATTTAAAAATGTTTACATTTGATTTTATCATCGATAGCGTACAAGGCGCTAAAAAGATTTTCGTCAATACCTTCGTTACTGACAAGAAATTCCAAGCAGAACTTATTAAATTAGTTGACGCTCAAACAGCGTTTGCTAAAGGTCAAGTTCAAACTACCCTTTCAATCGCAGAAGCTTTCGTTAAAAACGCAAGCGATGCAGTTTACAAGAAGGCGGCTTAATCATGTCAGACAATACACCAAAATTACCAGAAGTTAAATTTAATAAAAACGGTTACGAAATCCGTACAGATATCTTAGCTATGGCTAAAGAAATTGTTCAACAAGATTTCCAAGTTAAGTTCGCAGGTTGGGAAATGACAGCCGAGCGTGACGAGAAAACTGGTCAAATTGTTAGCAAAGTTGCTATGCCAGAGTTTCCAGGACTTGATAAAGTTCTTGAGACAGCGGAAAAAATGTATGCTTTCGTAAATACAGGCGCAAAGAAATAATATACAATACATTGGGCATAGCCCCTACAGTAAGTTATACTATAAAAACAAAAAGGAACCTTCGGGTTCCTTTTTTAATGAGTGGTCGTTTTGAGCGTAACATTCCGGGCACGACTCCAATTACGCTAGGCCAGCACCCGGCCATACACTGAGTAACGCATAACGTTCCTAAGGTAGTGTATTCTTTTGTATATTGATAGCAGGTGCATTAAAGTATTTTGGAAATTTCTTATCAAAATGCCTCATAATAATTCCTGCTAACTCGTGAGCTTCATTTTCCTGCGGGCTACCTGTATGTCCCGATGTCGGTTCTAATTCATGCTCAGTTCCTTGTTTGAAGTGTACTAGTTCATGAGCTAATGTACGGATAACATCTAACGGATGACGATCTTCGATTGCCAAATAGATAACTCTTTCGCTATCCTCATATCGACCAAAGGTTGGTTGTTGTCCTGAGGGAACACGTAGCATAAGTTTAAATCTTGGTAACTCTTTAAGATCAAGTTCCTTCATAGCCATTGGTAAAAAATCACCTAGCATCTGTATTAGATTGCTAGATGATTCTACTTGTTCTGCTAGTAACTCTTTAAATTTCATAAGATAGTCCAGCAAGTCCGAGCCCGAGTTGGGCAACGGATTTATACAGGGCTATAAGGATTTTTTGGAGTGTCATAGCCGTCATCTTCTGGATAGACTGGATAGTCCATTATTGACCTAAGTTAAAACGCATACCAGTAGCTTGCTCTACAGCGGCCATTGGTACTTGATACTTAGGTAAGTCAGCTACTGGTAGTGGAGCATTTGGCATTAACCATGCTTCTACTTTACGGCTGTTCTTTTCAATAACAACTTTGTATAAACGAGTTGGGATACCTAAACCGTTGCCAGTTACTGGATGTCCTTGATCGTAAATACCACCAGAAATAATGTAGAAATCTGTGCCCGGAGCTGTTGCCCACTGACGTTCAAATGTTTCTAACTGTTTCCAAATACCGCGGTTGTTATTAGCAACTTGCGGAACCATATTAGATAAGTTAAAACTCTCTGACATAATAGCATCACTTTGTGTGTTGTTACCTGCTGGCGCCATATGTCCACGGTCATGTGTCTTACCCACTGTCGCATAGTCAGCTAGGGTAGCAGAGCAGTTAGGTGTAACTGCGGCGTCTGGGTGGAAGTTGTCTTTACGTTTTGCTGGGCCAGTCATTGCGGCTACTGTTAAATGCTCAAATACTGCCACTGGAGCCTTAACATCGCAACGGTGGATTACAGCGTAATTCATGTGACAAATCTCTTGATCGCCTGGATGTGCTTGATACTGCGGTGTGCCGTTAACTGTGAATTGCGGGCATTGTTGGTTAATTTGTGCTTGTGCTAATCCTGCTACTGCGAATAGAACAAGTGCTAATAGAATCTTTTTCATGTTGTTTTACCTTTTAAGTATAGTAATATTTATTATTTTTTTTCTTCTTCTAGATAATATCCGCATCCTGGAAAATGCCAGATATCACGTTGTATGTGTCTTACTTCAGGATATGTCCTACATCCTTCCGGTCTAGACTCATATATCTTACACCTGCGGGCTTGTTGAATGCGTCCTTTTAGATCCATGGGGTTGGCTTTTTCATGTCCATAAATCATAGGACTGTTAGGATCATCTGTAGCCGCTATTGGCGCTTCAAAGATTTGTTGTATTCTCATTATACGCTTCCGTTTCCGTAGATCCAAACACCGCCTATGGCATTTGTAGTACAGTAGATCTGTAGTATGAAACTGGTCTGCTGTGACGCACCAACACCGTTCAAAGTAAAGGTGTTTTTATTATTACTGCACTGACCGGTTGTAACACCACTCACTGTAAAGACATCGGTAATAGCGTGTGGTGTGATCCACAACTCAACTTTTCTGCCAGGAGCAAAGCCGCTTAGAGTGATAGTTCTGCTACCGTTAGCACTAGGTTGCCATGCTATAAAAGTTGGACCAGATAAATCTAAAGTATAGTTGCTGGCAGTGGTAGTTGCCGTTGAAGTAATAGCCTGTGCTGGCAATGCCCAAATAGTAACAGCACCAGTTGATGTTGATACTTGTGTGCCTGTACCTGCTGTGATACTGCTTACATATCCACCTGCTACTGTGTTAGCTGTTACTGCTGTAGTAACCAGTGTACCAGTATTGAAACTGTATGCGTAACCAGCGTTAGTAGCAGTAGTTGCGGTATCTGCTAGAACTGCGTGTGCGACTAGAGTGCTGGTATTAAATGGTGTAACACTGATCGTTCCATCGCCTGCCGCATTGATACCAGAGCCAATCTTAACTCCACCCAATACACTTGCTGTACCTGTAGTTAATGTGTATGGAGCCGCTACTGATATTGTACCATCGCCTGCGGCTGTGATATTGGCGCCAATCTTAACTCCACCTAGTGCTGAGTTAGTTGCTGTTGATAATGTGTAAGCAGTAGCAGGATTAAATGTAAACACTCCAGTGGTTGTAGAGTAGGCCAATGCTCCTCCACTTACTGCTGATCCTGTTGTAACGCTTAGACTGCTTGAAGTAATATAACCTCTAGTGGTTACATAAGTTTGTGTAGCATAGTTGGTTAAACTGTTTGCTATCAATGCTGTTACTGTAGCAGTTGTAGTATAAGGACTTAGTGCAGAACTTGTGATAAAGCCTTGACTGTTTACATAAGTTTGTGTAGCATAGTTGGTTAAACTGTTTGCAATTAGGCTTGTTACTGTGGCAGTTGTAGTATAACCTAATCCTAATACATATGATTGTGTAGCGTATCCAGTTAATGCGGAACTTGTGATGTATCCACCATCATTGGCCCAGGATATGTTCACTGTGCCTGTAGAATGGTCAACACGTATGCCTGTGCCTGTGGTAATGCTGGTAACGCCGATCGCAGGTACGCCTGTAATCTGGCTCCATAAGACTGTGGCTGTTGAATTCCATGCTACTGACTGCACTCCGCCTGAACCAAATACTAGAGTCTTACCTGTGGCAATGACTGTGTTGCGATTTAACACCAGGTTGGCTGTGGATGTTGTCTGGCCAATTTGAATGTCAGTACCACCAGTTGTAGATTCAATAGTATTTTGGAAGAACTTTAGCTGTCCTACCTGTAGTTGGAACGCACCGTTTACATACAGCACACCATTGTCTACTGTAAGTTCAGCGTCTGTGCCCAATGAAATGTCGTTGATCCATACTGACCCTGTACCTACATATATACCTTTCCAACGCTGGCCTGGACGACCCAATAGATACTGGGCATCAATGCTGGGCATTAGGTCCACAGAGTAGGTAATGGTTGTGGCATTGGCCACTGTTATAATACTGTCAGTTGTGTCAGTAGGTCCAATGAATGTGACGATTTCAGTGGCTGTGGTTCCTATGGCAAGGTTGCCCGAGTCTATGTACAGGTAACCATCATTGGCACCATTGATAACCCACGATGAAGTAGACCAACGACTGGAGTTGATACCCATGTCAATGTAGTGCTTGCCGTCTGTGCCTATATCGTTTGTAACCACAAAGTCACCGCTTGCCCATGTACTGCTGGAATGGTTTTGGAAGTTGACCTGTGAATAGGTATCTGCGGCCGCATCTATCTGTAGTAGTGCGTTGCTGAACTGGCCCATTAGGTTTGAGTAGCCAATATTAGCTCCACCAGTAACAGTTAGGGTAGTTACTGTGGTCTTAGTCGCGATCAAATGTTCTGTTTGGAAGCCAGCATCATCCATCGTGTACCAGTAGTTGTTGTTTAGACTATAGAGTATGCCTGTAGTCCAAGTGCTTGTTCCCAGTACGATACCGCCACCATCAATTTGTGTGTCTTGTGTAGAGTTTGATGCTAGATACAGTCTGTAACCCTCAACAACTGCTGGAGTTAGGTTTGTAATTGTGTTCAGAACGTTTAGGTTGTTGACAGTCAAGTTACCAAATGTAACTGTGGCTGTGGTGTTGAGATTCTGTGGGGTGCTGAGTTTTATGTCACGGTTGCCCAAGTCTGTAACAATAACTTGATTGGCTGTGCCTGTAACAGAGTGTACACCTGTTTCTACCTGTAGATAGTGTGCATCATTGACAAACGTTGATACATTGGTAACGGTGAATATGTCAGCGGTAATAAAGCCTTGACTGTTAACATACACTTTCGTAGCATAGTTGGTTAGTGAATTGGCAATTATAGGACCAACACTTGAATTGGTGAGATAGCCTATATCATTGGTAAAATAACTGACATTGGTTACTGTGAATGAATTTACATACTGGTTTACCGTGGCGGAAGTTAGATATCCTATATCATTAGTCAGTGATGAAACAGCGGTTATTTGATTTTGCCAACTTAGTTTATAATCACCATTGCCGGCCGGGTCGTAAACTAAAATTTGTCCTTGAGTTCCCTGTGTATTAGGGAATATGTATCCGCCACCGAATGTTATAGTTCCGTCAGCATTGAAGATATGTTGATATGTGCCAGTAATAATAAAGTTAAGGCTATTATCAGTATTATAATATATATTACCTTGACCGTTTTGCGAAATTAAACCACCAGCAACACCATCGTTAGGTATAACAATAGTTCCGGTGGTAACGAATCCAGCGGCAGAGACATTACCAGGAACAGTAAGATTGCCGTAACTGTCTACTGTAACACTGGGACCACCGTTGACTAATTGGGTCGTATCCGCCGGTTGGAATGTAAACACACCTGTCGTATGATCATATGACAGAGCGCCGCCACCGGTAGCCGATCCTGTGCCTACGGTCAACATGCTCAATGTGATGCCAGTGGCAGTAGACGCTATGTCTGGACTTGCGTCTACCCAGTTGTTGTCGTACCAAACGTACAGGCGTCCTGTAACAGGATCAAACCATAACTGTCCGTCTTGAGGATTAGGTGGAGCGCCAATGCTGATGAATGTGATGCTTCCGCCACTTAGGGGAATACCGCCTGGAGTATGTCCGTCTGATATGCGGATTACATTGTCGTCTTGTGAGTAGAATAAATGTCCAATTTCACCTACAAAGGTAAGGACACCTCTTTCTCCTGTAACACGCCCTGATTTGATCTTGTAGAAAGCCATTTAGTCGGCCTCCTTATTGCTGGTGGCCGTCAAACGCCGAAGGAACACCCGCTACTTTCTTTAGTAGTTCTAGTTCTTGTTGTAATGGACTTGCCATCGTGTCAGCATCAGATGCTGATTGTGGTTCTTGATTGGTTGGCAGTAATTTAGCAACTGCTGGCTCTTGATCAACTACAGTAACACTTGCTACTGGGTGTACTTGAGGTGCCATTGCTGGTTGGCCGCCTTCTACGCGGTCGATAACATCTGCTATTTGTCTTAGTATTTCTGAGGCTCTCATAGTGTCTCCTTAGGCTACTGGTGTGATTGAAATCCAACCATTTGCTCCACCACCTGTAACTTCTACAAATGTGATAGTGCTGGTTGAATCTAGTTTAAAGTGTTCTACAGTACCTGGAGGAATCAACAAGTCTGAATTATTGTCTGCTGTACCTTCTCCGCCAAAATTGATAACACATGGCTGTCCTGATGTGGCTATTCTTACTTTAAGTGGAGCAACACCTGCGAATGTGGTTGCATTGTGAGTACCAGTTGTACTTGAAATTTGATATAAGCCTGTTGGGCCTAGTGGTTTTGATAACATGTTTTTCCTTTGTCAGGACCTGTGTTGTTCCTGAAACAATAAAATATGGGCATTAAAATCTGCTGTGAAATCAGCGTCTAACTCTGCTCCGTCACCTTCGTTTAACTTAAAATCTGCGCCTGTAACTGTACCTTCTACAACATACAAGTACGCTCTAGAAGTATTTAGCGTAGTTTCTCCACGAATCCATCCTGCGTGGATAGTCATATCCTGTTTAAGATCTACAAGTATAGGACCGTATGTTTGCGGGTCTTTTTCAATAATTTCGTAGTAGGGTTCGGTATCACGTAGTTCAGGTCTAGGAGTAATCCACAACTGTAGATAACGGGCGGGTGTTTGCCCTACTGAGGCTTCTGTGTGCCAAATGCTAGATCCGCACCACATGTGCTGTATTTGTCCGGCTACTGCCCTTTGAGTATTGCCCAAACTATCTACATGTTCTAATTCACCTGCTACAAGATAGCCTAGGATATCGCAATTCTTATGCTCATGATTTGGCACCATATTGCCAGGCTCCTGTACATCATCGTTGATAACCTTTAGGTTACCCCAGTTCATGTACTTGGGATCCCAGTAGGAGTTGTTTGAAAATGTCCTACGTGATTCTATCCAACCCGCATTAAGATAGCCCCTAGTTGCGGCAGGGCGTATACGCATTAACGCACCCAGTACCAGATAACACCTGGAGCGGGCCAACCTGAGTCGTTTTGCCAAGGTGCTGGACTCCAACCATTGGTTGCTATAAGTGTTCCCCACCAGCCACCGTTACCTATACCATCTGTGGTTAATATTGCTTGATTATCTTGACCCCCATAAGCGTACCAAGGCATACGGGCTTCTACACCGTTAGGGTCGTAGTTCCAAGTTGTTTCATTGCCAGGACTGCCTGCTGGGAAATGTGCAATTTCTGTAATGTTTTTACGCCAGCCATTATTAGCCAATTCAGGACCTGCCATAAATTGATTAGTGTTTGTTTCAATAAAACTGTAGGCTGAGTTAGCAGTATAAGCACCGCCATTGTGTCTTCTATAGGCGGCATCAAACATATAGTCAAAGCCACTGGCTGAACGTTTGATATAATCCGCCCAACCTAAGATGCTGTAGTTTATGCCAGAGCCTGCGCTGTTAAAGTCAACTAATACTTCAGGAGGTGCACCAGCATTGAGTATTAAGCCATCTGTCGTAGTCCAGTCTGGATTACAGTTTTGTACTAATAGAGTCCACCCACCACCTAAGGTAGTCATGTCACAGTAGACTTGGAATGGGGTGCCACTGTTGATGTTGGCATTCTGTATCCAATACAAGCCATCTGGTGAGTCTGGATGATCCTGTTTGATTTGCCAAGCACTAACACCTGGATCAAGACTGCTGGTTCCTGTTCTTGGAAGAGGATTGTTATGGTGAAAGTCGTTGACGATCTCAGAGGCTGTTAGTGCTCTGTTGTAGATTTTAATAGAAGCAATTTTGCCATCTAAGTAAGCATCACTACTCCAGTTGCTACGAGCAATATAGTTAAGACTGCGTGTTGTATGAGCTATTGCGTTGTTTGTGCTAGTGGCTACCTGTTGCCCATTCATGTAAATGGTACCTGTTGTGCCTGCCTGAACAGCCACTAACTGTACCCATTGATTTAAGGGCAGTTGTTGGCTACTGGTTATATTGTCTCCGCCATCAGTACTCCACACAGGAAACCCACTATCGCCTTGGCTAATTGCCACGATTACATTTTGTTGTTCAGCGCCGTTACCAAAGTCAAACAAGCGACTCCATGCTTGATAACTGCGAACATAGACCCAACCAATGGCAGTAGAATTTTCTCCAAACATTGATGTTGTAGGGAAGTCACCGTACTGGCTTTGTGTGTAGTCAAAATTGATACCGTGTGTATCAAATGACGCACCATTGTGTAGGGTCACGTGATGTCCGTAGCCGCTGATGTCATACCACATGTTACCTGAGCCCGGATAACTGGTTGAATCGTTAGCGTCTATGTGAAATACTAAATCGTTCTTCCAGCCATAGAGTGCGTTGCCTGGATTGATTACTGAGCCTGGGTTAATTGTTAATGACATATTATTTTCCTAACCACTTGTTACTCATATAAGTTTCAAAGGCTTGTACCGCAGTTGTACCTAGCGCAGAGTTAAACCAAACTAATTCACCTAGTTCTAGTCCGTTAGTAGCCGCGTTGGCGTTGGCAATAGCAGAGCCATAAGTGGCTGGTTGATTTCCGTCTACGTATAGGTTAACAATAGGTGTTCCTGAAATGTAACCTTTGGTAGTTGTTGTGGTAATAGTTCCTGAGATAGAGAAACTTACTGTTTGACTTGTACAAGCAACAACAGTTTGTGTACCATTGATGTTAGCAGTACCACTAGTTACCCATCCGCCTAGCGTAATAGTCTGTCCTACGTTAAAGAACTGACTGTTAGGACTTACAACAGTAGCAGTAGCAATAGCACCTGTGGCTGTTAGAGCAGTTACGTTAGTACCTGTGAATGTCAGTGTACCTGGATTTAGTGTAGCAGTTGTAGGAGTACCAGTAAATGTCAATGTAGTTGCTGTACCGTTTACTCGTGCTTGGAATATGGTAGCAGGAGTTGACTGTGTACCATCATAGATACCTGAGAATATTTGCCATGTGCCTGTAGTAATTACAGCGCCAGTCGCAGTAGAACCTGCGGCTTTATAAGTTAGATACTTGCCGTTACGGTTCATACCTTCACCTATTACAGAATAACCCGTTGCTGTAGTGTTGTTAAAGTTGTGGTCCGTACTTAGAATACCTGTAAAGCCAGTTGATGTTGTACCAATACGTGCCGCCATGATCCAAGTATAACCTGTGAGCACGTTAGATGCTGTCATAGCAACACGGAAGCCGTCGTTTGAGTTAAAGTTAAAACTAGGCATGTAAGCATAGTAGCCTGTATTAGGTGTGCCTGCTGAACCCTGTGTTTGTGGATTACTTACATAGAATGTGCCAGTACCACCTGCTTGTGATACTACCTGTGTTATTTGTGTCAAGCCCGCGACATAAGTTGCGGTTGATGCTTTGATAACGTTGCCTTGGCTGAATATGCCGCCAGTACTTGTAGTCACTGTCATTATGACAGGAGTCACTGTGTAGGTAGCAGTTACAGTATTGGCACTAAATGTAGAACCATTTGAGTTAGCAAGGAAGTAAGTTGATGTATTAGTTACAGTACTAAACACCCAAGTGTTGGCAGGTAACGTGCCGCCTGTGATAGCGGCTCCAAGTGTAATGCCTGTACCAGGTGCGCTGGACAAGGTTAGTACTGATTGGCTTTGTCCTGTATAGACGTTAGTGCCTGTGCTTACCGTACCCTGTACCTGTACTGCTGTACCTGTAGCGATATAGGCAGTAAACGTATTGACTACTTTAGAGTTAAATGCGTTGTAACTGATATAGTAGTCTGGGTTTGACATGGCTGTTGCTGAACCAATACCAAACGCTTTAATAGCCAATCCAGGACCGCCTACGAACTTACTCAACATGTTTAGAGTAGTGTAGTTTGAAGTGGTTGCCGCACCTGTTGGAATAACGTACTGATACAGGCTACCGTCAAACCAAAAGTTTGGAGTACCCAGAGCAGAAGCGTTGCCACTTGAGGCTTCTGCTTGTAGTACAGCGGCTTGTATAGCCGCATAGTTTTTATGAAAGCGTCCTTGGAACATCGTTAGCCTTATACGAAATTGGTTACTAAACTTGCGTAGTATGTTGTGCCAATATAACTGATAGTCATCATGTCTACAGCATTTGGCGCAGTACTTAGGGTTTTATAACCGTTGGCAAATTTTATATTAGTAGTAGTTAGCGTTCTTCCGCCTGTAGCGTCTTGAGTTAGGATTAGGGTTACTGTCTGTCCTGATACCGGACTGCTAAATCCACTAATTGAAATGTTACCAGTTAGTGTAGCAGTTTGTACGTCACCGTTAGCCCCGTTAATAGTTACCGCGCCACTGGTTTGTGTGCCAATAGAATAAACTGTGTCACGGACGTCTTTGACTGTAGTAGTACCTGAAACGTTTATGTTGCCAACTTCTAACAAGTTGCCGCTTGGTGTGTACAAGAATCCTGAATTGGTTCCTGGAGTTTGTACGTTACTGCTGTTGCCTGGAACAAATGTCACATAGTTTTGTTGGCTTGGGTAAGCACCGCCACTACCGCCAGTAACAACACCTACTGCTTGTTGTACTAGAGTTGCTGTGTTAAATGCCTGTGCTGTAGCACTGATAGTACCATCGCTTGCGGCAGTTAAACCACTACCAATCTTAACACCGCCTAATGCTGTTGAAGTTGCTGTGGTTAACACATAGCCGTTTAGTACATAAGTTGCTGTTGTAGCGTAACCTGATGTACCAGCACTTGAGGCAAAGTTAACAGTTAGACTACCTGTGTTGACGGATACTGTGCCATCGCCTGCGGCTAACAATCCTGAACCAACTTTGACAGCACCCAATACTGAGTTAGTAGCTGTAGTTTGGCTTGATAGTGCGTCCCAAGGAATCTTCTTCCAAATGTTACCTGACGCAGGTGCTGTGCTTAATGTAACTGGGTCACCGTTGGTATATGAAATAGCGCCACCAGTTACTGCCAATCTCCATTTAACGCCACTGATGTTGGTTACACCTGTGATTGTTCGCGTACCATATGTAGAATATGTAACAGTCCACCCAATCTGCGGAGTTGGGTAACTGCCAAATAGCACATCAAGTGATGCTCCACCGCTACCGCCACCTGATATAGTAGAAGAGTAGTTGGTTTGTGTTGAACTTACTGAACAGTAGTACAAGTAGGTGCCATCGTTGGCAATATCGCCAATTGTGTCGCCTACACTACCAGTTAGTACTGTTGGTACACCTACTGGACGTAGAGTAAATCCGCCGTTAAGCAATGACTCAGCGTTGATTAACCCGTCGTTGGCCGCAGAGAATGTTGGACCAACTTTAACAGCACCTAATACTGTGTTGGTCGCTGTGTTGTTGATATAGGTGCTTAGTGCTGAACTTGTGATAAAGCCTTGTCCGTTAACATAGCTTTGTGTAGCATAGTTGTAGCCACTTAGTGTTGTTGAAGTTACATATGAACTCAAATCTGATGATAAGACTGAGGTTGTTACGTAGTTGCTTAACGAA